AATCACTCCTTATGCTTGATCAGAGAATGCTGGTGCAGTCGCTGAGGTTACCGTTCCGAAGATTTGATAATTTGTATCATCCAATCCAAGGAATGTCACATCGAAAGCCGCAGGCACGTTGATCGTAAAGATGCTGTTCGAGTCACCGTCTGAACCAACAACAGATACTTCGTTGTCTGTATCAAGGAACGTTACAGCACCAATGTAGAAGTTTGCATCAGCCCCTGTGTCAAAGATCGCATCAAACGATGCCGCCGCCGCGCCAGCAAACACAAAGCGGTACGCTACGCCAGCTTCTGGAGCTGGGAGAGTGTATGTGTTGTCCTGTGTTGGATCGGGCACCAAGTTGACTCGGCCGCCGTTTGCCGCCGCAGTGATGGAGACATCTCCGTCATCAACAGATACAGGTGTGACTACAACGCCTGAGTCGCCATATGCAAAGGTTGAGCTTGAGATGCCTGTTGAATCAACAGTGAAAGAGGTAGTAAAGGCGCCAGTTGTGCCGCTCTTTGATACAACCTGAAAGCCGTTTTCGGACCGGACTGGTCCTGTGAAAGTTGTGTTAGCCATGTCATTCTCCTGTCGTGGCAAGTGTCAAAAGTGCAAATGCACCTTTGTCAGGAATAAAAAAGGGGCCCGTAGGCCCCTCTATACTTAGGATGCTCCGGGTGAACCGAAGATTCCAAGTGGGTCAGAGACACCGAATGAGTAACGCTCACGCGCCTTGTAGCGCACGTTAGGTACGTCTGTGACAATGAAGAACGCATCGTTGTCAGTCAAGTAGTGGTTGACACGATAGCCCTGTGGGATTGACCCGTTGTTGCGGAGTGCGTTGATATCGTTATCCGCTGTACCAACACGCAGATCTGTTTCGAGCAAACGAGTTGCAACGAACATCAATGCAGGTGGCACGATCAGCTTTTGAGGACGGGCCGCGATCAAAAGACCACGCTCATCTGTAAACGCCGCGATATCAATCACTGACTGCTCGAGAGAAGTCTCGTTCAAGTCAGCATCTGTTGACAGCTTGTTACGGTTGCTTCCGCCTTCAACTGTTGGGTGATCGGTTGCAAACAAAGTTGTACCGTCTCCTGAGTTGAATGTTGTGAAGCCGTTGTTCAACAGTGCCGCCGCTTTTGTCTGCTTGGTGTACGCCATTGCACGAGCAAGTGCCTTGGTGTAACGAGCTGACAGTGCGTCGTACAGGTTGTCTTCCATCGCTTCTTCAGTGACAGAGAAACCCATTGCAACTGTTTCGTGGTTGTAACGTGCTGTGAAAGACTCTTGTGCAGTATCATACTGGATCGCCGCACCTTCGTTCTTCACAGGAGCCGCGCCAAAGCCTGACAGCTTGACCTCTTCCTCGAATGAACGCTCAGAGCTTTCGGTTTCGTAGATCTCTGCATGCTCGTTTTCGTACTTTTCGTACTCCAAACCGAACAGTGCGTTGAGACCGGGTAACAGCTCTTTAAGGAGCTGGGAACGTGAAATAGCCATGATTTAGCTCCTTATGCTAAGCCGAGTGAGTTGTGATATGAATGAACACCCACGTTGAGCTTTACAAAAAACTCAGGGTAATCATCCGTCTCAGTGCCGGGTACAACCTCAACAATGCGAACCGCAAGTGTTGATGTTGCCGCCAAGCTTCCGCCGTTTGCCCCAACAGCCAATGCAACACCAGACTTACCGTTTGCTGTTGAACCAGATGTGTTGAAGTCAAGCGCCGCGTTCATGCCCACTGCACCAGCAAATCCAGAACCGTCTGTTCCGCTGTTGAATGTGCCAAGAGCCGCAGTACCCTTCACTTGGAAGATCAGGTCTGGGTCGTCAGCTACACGAACGAATACTTCGGTCGCGCCGCCTGTAACCAAGTTGGCTGGCAAGAAGTTGTCGAACTGAGTGACACCGTTTGAATCGATGTAACGGCAACCTACGCATACGCCCATGATTCCTGCAGTCGCATCTGCGGCTGTTGCTGGAATCTTGATCGCTGTTGGTGAAGCCGATACTGCGCTCGGGAGGCCTGCTGTTGAAAGAACAACGAGGTCACCATTGAAGATGGCCGCTGAGTTGTTCGCCTTGACAGGATACTCACGGAACGCACCGTTGTAATAGCCGAATCCAAGCTTCTGCTTGGGGATCAGACCATAAGGGGTGCTGTTTGCAGACATTTTTTTCTCCTAAATATGTCCATGCGACACCCCTATGTATTAGGAGTTGCCGCTACCAAATGATACTTTTGTTGAACGCTCTGGCTTCAGCATAGGCATCCGTGGGTCGCTTTCCCGTAGATAACTATTGTCCACTGATTCCATTTGACGTTCGTTGATTTCTTGGAGGTACTCTTTTCGGGCTTCGATATTTTCCTTTGTGTTCTTACACAAAAGAAGTCCACCGACCTCCACATTCCCTTCAAATCGAGAATCAATATCTGACATCACTCGGAGCTCTGGATGGTCTTCTGCTCGGACTGGTTCCCAGCCTTCACGGAATTTTGCAGAGACGTTTGTGTTGTCAGCTTGTCCCAACATTGATGTCCGGACCCAGCGGTACGAATACCCTTCTTGGTCTGCCGGAGTTGGAATGCGTGATGCAGGTGCCCAAGCTTTTTTGCGCTCAGTCTTTTCCCGGGTCTGAGATTCCCGTGGTGTTCTTGTGCTCATTACCGCATCTCCTTCAACATTTGCGCCGCGTATTGTTCGGGTGTTAAGCCCAGTCGCTTGGCGAGTGCGACTTGGGTCTGAGTCAGCGTGATCTTGCGAGGTCCTTTTCCTGCTCTATTGGCAGGGGCGACCACGTTTCCCGGTTGGCGTTGCTGACTCCCGCCAAAGTTTTCTGGAAACCGCTTTCGCATATTTTCATCGATCGCGGAGTAGTATTCGTCAGAGGCTGTGTCATACCCCTCTGTCACCAACTTCTGGTGAACACCAAAGGCATACGAAGTCATCTCTGGGTCCTTCTGGAACCATGTGTTCTTCTCAGCCCAAGCCTTTGCTTTTGAATCTGGCTCTGCGACCTGTGGGCGCTGTGGTGCTTGATTGAATTCTGGTGCTGGCGTTTCTTTGTATTCTTGAGGGCGGTAGTCACTGATCTTGAACTTCTCTGATTGAAGTGCTGTCAGTTGTTCTTGGGCCTCAAGGATCTTGTCTGTGTCGCCAGACTCGTAAGCATTCCGATAGTTGAACTTGGCCTGTTCGATTTGGGCGTCAATTCTGTTTCGGGCTTGGTCTACAAGAACTTGCTCACCTTGCGTCAGTGTCCTGCGCAAGTTGCTGTTCTCTTCATGCAACCGTTTTGCGGCGGCGATCGCTTCTTCTCGAATCCGTTCGGACTCTTCTTTGCGACGGCGCTCTTCATGCACACGGTGCGTGAGCTGGTTGATCCGCTTCTTGACACTGTCCGAGTAGTTCTGAATCTCGTCTTCAGGAACGTCTGGCTCTTTCTCGAGCTCTTCGTCGGGCAGTCTTGGGCGGCCTCGGTCTTGCTCTGGGGTGTCGTCTACAATTTCGACTTCAAAGCCTGAATCTTCAGACTCTTCGACCCCAATCTCTGTGTTTTCGACTTCTTGATCTAATTCACTCATGCGCGTTCAATGCCTCTCGGATCTTCGACAATGGCTTCAACCGAATCATCATTGATGAGTCGGAACTCTTGTCCCTGCACCTTAAATCGTGTGCCTGTGTAGGAACGGAAGATAACCCAGTCACCCGGCTTACAATAGGGGCCGCTGGGGAATTTGTCTTGATCTTCGTAAGCATCTTCGCCCATCTCGATGACGTAGCCGAAAATAGATGCTGTTGATTCTTTTGCGCGAAGCTCGTTCGCGATGATAATGCCACCCTCGGTGGTCTCTTCAATTTCTGGGCAGGCCACTAACAGCCTGTATCCTTGCGGGATCGGAAGCGTTTGCTCCAGATCTTCGGTCATTTCGATCCAAAATTTCCCGCTCTATGATCGCTAATCCATTCACGATCCCCACGCATTCTTTATAGCTTTCGTGCGATTCACATCCCCCAGTGGACATGTGATCTGCCATCCGGTTCATATGCTCCCGGATACGATTCTTGAGATATTCAAGTTCGGTCATGTGCGTCTCCAAAAAAGTGCAATTGAGCTTTTTTACTCAGGGGTATTGTCTGCCAGAGTCTTGGCGATTTCAACCCCGTACTTCAAGCCCTCGATCTTATCCTTCTGTTCGAGCTTGTCTTTCTCGCTTGCAATCTGAACACCAAGTCTTGCACCTTCCTGACGTTCTTGCGATGCAATACGCTCGAGTTCGGTTTCCGTCTTGGTCGCACTGTTCTGCGCATCCATCTGAAGTTTCTGAAGGTCGAGTTCTCGCTTGTGTTGAAACTCAGCCTCTTTGAGAGCAAGCTCACGTTGTTGGATCTGCGTGAGCGGATCCTGCTGTTGCTCTTGTGCCTTCTGTTGTGCCATCTCGGCTTGATCCTTCTGGAGGACCTTGCCTGCCGCTTTTGCAAGAACCGGTGATAGATCACGTTCAACATCCTCTGGAAGTATCTTGTCACTTGGCATGGCCACTCCGAGCTGTTTTTCAACCTCTCGTCTGTACTGGAAGGCTACGTGCTCAGTGATGTGCTCTGCCATGGCCGCCTGTATTGCGCTTGCGAATGGAGACTGCCCAACCATCTCACGAATCTTGGGATCTTGCATAAACGCCATGTGAACCGCGATATGTGCTTCGTGATCTTGGTAGTCAAATGCTTTGACCGCCTCTTGGTTGAGCATGGCCATATTCTCTGATACGGGGTCCATGTTCTGAATTTCTTCGGGCAGTTTAACAATTTCTTCTGCGTTCTTGATATCCAGAACTTCAAGCATCTGACGATGCAGTTTGGCCATGTCATAGAATTGAGGTGCCTGTTGCGCCAACTGCAGGGCGGCCTGATACTGGACCACCCGTTGGGACATTGTTGCCGCATTCGGGTCAGAAACCGGAATAACATCCACTCGACCATCAAAGTCCTCAACCCTTGAGAACTCTCCTTCAATCACATAATCTTGAGGGACGCATGCAGTCGGGCCTGCACACCAGACATCACCTTCATGTTCCGCTCAAGCAGAGCAAGGGTTGTACCGACTGGGGCGTTGGCTGACATCTCACCGATGTTGATGTCCGCAACAGAACCGATTCTTCGGCCCTCTTCTACAATATTTCCGAGTAACTGATACAGAACGCTTGATGGCTCTTTGTATGGCAGTGGGAAGATGTTGTCTCGGATGGCTCCGCCCGGTACGTCAACGTCTCGGAACTCGCCCGGTGTCAATGGAGACTCATCTCCTTTGATTCGGAGTCCTCGCGTCTTGAGTCCTGCAGGTAAATTAGACAGTGTGCCTGCGTCAACAAGCTGACGGAGAATAGATGTCGCTGATTTGGCT